GTTGACATTGTTGTAAATGGTATGTCTGATAGACTTTTCAAAGTAAAAGCTTATGCTCAGGATGCTTTATCGCAATCAAAAAGAAGTAAGTATCAAGAAATGATTGAAGGACAAATGGCTGCAAAAGACGTTCTTGAGATAGTACAAAAAAATACAGGGTTTGATCCTTTTATTATGAACCCTGATGAATTACCAGCAAGCGACGAAGAGTTATCGCTTTATATGAATTTAAATTACAAACCAGCCATAGAGATTGCTGAAGAAGAGGCGATTGATACTATGTTTGCCGAGAATCATTATAATGATATACGTAAGCGATTAGACTACGACATGATGGTGACGGGTATGGCTGTAGCAAAACACGAGTTTCTACCAGGAGCTGGTGTAAATGTTTCTTATGTTGACCCTGCTAATGTTGTGTACAGTTATACAGAAGATCCTCATTTTAAAGATTGTTTTTATTGGGGTGAAATTAAAACAGTTCCAATTGCTGAACTTATTAAGATTGACCCTACCCTTACAAATGAAGATTTAGATAAAATATCTAAATATTCACAAAGCTGGTATGATTATTTCAACGTTGCTCAGTTTTATGAAAACGATATATTTTATCGTGACACTTGTACATTGATGTATTTTAATTATAAAACCACTAAGAAAATGGTTTATAAGAAAAAAATAAATGAAAATGGAAACATAAGAATGATTGAAAAAGATGATGGCTTTAATCCGCCTGATGAAATGATGGAAGAAGGAAAGTTTGAAAAGGTTGAAAAAACTATTGATGTTTGGTATGATGGTGTTATGGTAATGGGAACAAACATAATTTTAAAATGGGAGCTTGCAAAAAACATGGTAAGGCCTAAGTCTTCATCGCAACACGCAATACCTAATTATGTAGCAGTAGCGCCAAGAATGTATAAAGGAGTTATTGAGTCTCTTGTAAGAAGAATGATACCTTATGCTGATTTAATTCAGATGACTCATTTGAAACTACAACAAGTTATAGCTAGAACAGTTCCAGATGGTGTATATATAGATGCAGATGGATTAAACGAGGTAGATTTAGGAACAGGTTCGGCATATAATCCAGAAGACGCATTAAGACTTTATTTCCAAACAGGTTCTGTTATTGGTAGAAGTTATACTCAAGAAGGTGACTTCAATCAGGGTAAAGTTCCTATACAGCAGCTCACAAGCAATTCGGGAGCTTCTAAGGCACAAATGCTCATAGGTAACCTTAACCACTACTTAGACATGATTCGTGCTGTAACAGGCTTAAATGAAGCGAGAGACGGTACTATAGCAAACTCTGACGCTTTAGTAGGTGTTCAGAAACTAGCAGCATTAAGTTCTAATACCGCTACTCGTCATATATTAGATGGAAGTCTTTACATATATAGAACGTTAGCAGAAGCGCTAACTTACAGGGTAGCGGATATTTTAGAGTACTCAGATTTTAAAGAAGATTTTATTAATAAAATAGGAAAATACAATGTTAGTATACTTGGAGAAATATCTGATTTATATATATATGACTTTGGAATCTTTATTGAGTTGTCTCCAGATGAAGAACAAAAAGCTATGCTTGAGCAAAATATTCAAATGGCATTATCAAAAGGCGATATTAATTTGGAAGATGCTATTGATATACGTGAGATTAAAAATCTTAAACTTGCCAACCAACTTCTCAAAGTAAAGCGTAAAGCTAAACAAGAACAAGATCAACAAATCGAAATGCAGAAGCAAGCTATGATTACTCAGCAACAATTAAAATCTCAAGAGTTAGCTGCTCAAGTTGCCATGCAAAAGATACAAGCTGAAACTCAAGCTAAAATGCAATATAGGCAGGCAGATGTAGCTTTTGAAATAGAAAAGCAAAAAGCCGAAGCTCAACTTAAAGCTCAGCTTATGCAGCAAGAGTTTAATTATAACTTACAGCTACAAGGGATGACACAAGCACAGTTGTCTCAAAGAGAAGCTGATAAAGAAAAAGCTAAGAGTGATAGAATTAGTCAACAAAACACAGAACAATCTAAATTGATTACTCAAAGAAAGAATAATCTTCCTCCACAGAACTTTGAATCTAACGAGGATACATTAGATGGTTTTGATTTAGCAGAGTTTGAACCAAGATAATGTGTTTAAATTTTGCGTAACTTTGCAAATAAATTAAATTAAATCAAATGGATATTAAAGTAAGAGAAGTAACGACTGAAGAAAAGTCGTCTCAAGAAATAGAACAAGAACTCCTTGACAAACACGAGGAGAAAACTCAGACAGAAACTGAGCAAGTCGAATCAACAGAAGTAAAGGTTGAAGATCAGCCAGAACAAGAAGTTGAAGTAAAAGAAGCAAATGATACTAATCAGGAGGAAAAACCTGTAGAGGAAGTTGTTGAAGAGCAACCGCCTCAAATGGAAACACCGTCTGAATTAGATGAAAATGAAGTTCTTTCATATATTGGAAAAAGATATGGTAAGGAAATCAATTCAATTGATGAGTTGGTGAGTCAGCGTGAAGAAAGCGAACCGCTTCCTGAAGACGTTGCTGCTTACCTAAAGTATAAAAAAGAAACTGGACGTGGTTTTAATGACTTTGCAAAACTGCAAAGAGATTACACTGATTTAAGTCCAGAAAGAAGGTTTAGACTCTGAAGATATAGATTTATTAATGGAAGATTTTGTGTTTGATGAAGAAATTCATGAACCAACTGAAATTAAAAAAATAAAACTAGCAAAGAAAAAAGAAATTGCCAAAGCAAAAAAGTTTCTTAAACAACAGCAGGAACAATACAAACAGCCCCTTGAGTCAAGGGAAAGTTCTGCCACTGCTAATAACGATGAACTTGTTGAATATAGGCAATACCTTGAGGCAGCTAAAACTCAAGAGGAGCAGGCAAACCACAAAAGACAATGGTTTGTTAAAAAAAGCGATGAAATTTTTAACACCGAGTTTAAAGGTTTTAAATTCAAGATAGGTGAAGATCAGGTCGTTTATACTCCGGGCAGTGCTTCTGAATTAAAAAAAGCTCAAGAGACTCCATTAAATTTTGTAAATAAATTTTTGGATTCAAATGGGTATTTAAAAGATGCAGAAGGTTATCACCGCTCTTTAGCAATTGCAATGAATCCTGAGAAGTTTGCTCAGTTCTTTTATGAACAAGGTAAATCACAGGCAACTGACGATGTAATGCGCAAAACAAAAAATGTAAACATGAGTGAGCGTAGTGCACCAGAGGTCTCTGTCAAATCAGGTTTTCAAGTGAAAGCAGTTTCTCAGCCTTCGAGCAAAGGACTGCGAATTAAGAGTATTAAAAAAACGTAATAATAATTTAAAAATAATATAACATGGCAGGACAAGTAAAAGCAACGCCAACATACGCGTTGACTCCGAGTTCAGAAAGAACTCCAACAGCCCAAAACTATATTATCAACTTTGATTTCTTAAATCAGTATCTACCTGATACTTATGAAAAAGAATTTGAAAGATATGGTAATAGAACGATTTCTTCATTCTTAAGAATGGTAGGAGCGGAGATGCCTACAAACTCAGACCTTATCAAATGGGCTGAACAAGGTAGGTTACACACGAAATATACACAAGTAGGTACTGCAGCAATATTAAATGCTGACCAAGCTACATTTCAGGTAAACGATGCGTTAGACCCAGCAGCAGCTGAACAAGTTATCAGAGTAGGACAAACAATTGTGGTTGTTCAAAATGATGGTTCAGGTTTAAACAAAGCTGTTGTTAGTGCAGTTAATAACGCCGCTGGTGGTGCAGGACAGTTCACAGCTGACTTTTACGAGCAGGGTGGATTAGTAACTGCAGGTACTGGAGTTGGTAACGCAGACGTTACAGTATTTATTTACGGTTCAGAATTTAAAAAAGGAACAGCAGGTATGGTAGGTTCACTAGAATCTAATGACTTCATCTTTGACAACAAGCCAATTATCATTAAAGATACTTACAATGTATCTGGTTCTGATATGGCTCAAATCGGATGGGTGGAAGTTACTACTGAAGACGGTGCTACTGGTTACCTTTGGTACTTAAAATCTGAGCACGAAACAAGATTAAGATTTGATGACTATTTAGAAACAGCTATGATTGAAGCTGTACCAGCTGAGCAAAACTCAGGTGCTGCTGCTATCTTAGGTAGCGCAGGTGGTGCTGTTAACCCAGGTGCTGGGTCAGACGGTATCTTCTATGCAGTTTCGCAAAGAGGAAACATCTGGGACGGTGGTAACCCAACTACCCTAGCAGATTTTGATTCTATCATTAGTAGACTAGACAAGCAAGGAGCTATTGAAGAAAATGTAATTTTCGCAAAC